TCTGGATTAACCGCTGGCCCGTACTGATGATCTTTGATCGCGTACCGCTGGTTCTCCTCGTTTGTCTCTACATCCTGCGTAGCGATAGGACACGCATCCTGCATCTTATCAACAGGCATACCATCTTGAATCTCTTTTGCTAGATCAAGTCCATCAGGAATTAGTTTGATTTCGATTTTCATTGTCCAAATCCTATGTAATCAAAAAAAGATTTATTCTTCCCGGCGGGAGAGTAAATCTGTCCGCTTGGCCGTCTACCTGCTTCTTTCATTCCAAATGTCTCAAGGAAGCTGTCGAAAGCACTTTTTTGCTGGCCCGCCTGATACATGTTGCCCCCCACATTACTTAGATTAGAGTAATCTACTTGAGCATACTGATTCGCCGTTGCCGGGCCACCGAGAGCGCTGGTTTGTGTGGCTCCTTGAATTAGGTCCATAATGTCTGGCTTCTCAGATTCTGGTGTCGGTGTCTTAGGGGCAAACAAGTCGTCTATTGTCATACCTTTTTCTTTTAGTATTTCTCTAGCCTCTGGAGAAATCATTGGATCCCTGAACAAGCTGTCAAAAAAACTTCCTGCAAGTTGCTGAGTTTCAACCGAGGCTTGCGGTTTAGTTTCCTGTATAGCAGATTGAACAGCCATTTTTTCTACTGGACTTAGCTCATTGTACCCAGCAACACTCATAGTTGACTCTGGAACGGACATCGGCCCGAACTCTGTGTTAACTGTCATACCAACTCCTGTTGGAGTTCCGGTTGCTGGCAGACTTTGTGGCCTGCTTGAGAAAAGAGAACCTGTTGTCTCTCCTGTTAGTGGGTGCTGACTTGTTCTTGCAATAATGTCGGCGCGGGTTTCATACTGTGATGGTGTCACCGAACCAATCTGCGTTGGGGTTGGTGCTGGAGCCACAGGAGCAAAAGCCCCAACAAGGGCTTCTTTGGCTTGCGTTGGGTTTAAGCCGCCAAGAAACTGGCCTAGAATTCCACCCCCCGGATTAGGGTTATTAGGATCAAAAGAATCAAAACCAGTCACACCGGGCAAGCCGTATTCCTTAGTGCCCAACTGAGCCAAGGCCATCCCAATGGGTCCACCGAAAAGACCCATTGCGCCACGAGCAAGCATTTCACCTGTGCCTTGCTTTCGAGCCTGCTCCATTACAGGGCCATAAACTGTTTGATAGTTTTCGTCCTGAACTCCCGCACGAAGCTTGCCCTTTTCAGCCGTGTCATAAGCGGGATTGTAACCAATCTGACCCTTTACATTTTGAGGGTTCATGTACTTAGAAAACTGGTTACTAGCAATACCCATACGAGTATTGAGATCCATATTACCTGAATAGTCGATCTTACTGGGGTCTATACCCAAAACCCGGCTAAAAAAGCCCTCTTTACCATATGGGTTCGAGGCAGTAATTCCACGCTGAGTATTAAAAAGACTCTGCATGTCTGCTACAGCTTGATTCATACTGGTCGAAGTACCAGTGTAACCCGAATTGTCGGCGTCGTTTACAAAGTTTCCACCAAAGGTGTAATTACCAAGATCTCCCCCAGAGGCAGCAAAATTAGCCGCAGCAATATCTTGCTGGAGGGATTGATCCATATCCTCATCGGACAGGCCAGATGAATCTTGGTTCCAGTTGCCCATTAGTAAACTCCAGTGAACTTCCCGCCACCAACGGCCTTACGCATTCCACCGCAAGACATATACTTGCCGTCCTTGGCTTTAACGCCTTCTTTCATCTCTTCTTTTTGTTTACGACGAAGATGCGCGGCCCGCGCTTCTTTGAACCGCATGTTATATTCGGTGTCATCTTTACCGGAACGAGTCTTTGGCATCGGTCCTTTGTACTTTTTCTCAGACATATATTTCTCCAATGTCTCTGACCCGCCGTCTTTGCGACCACGGGCTTTCTTTAAAAGTTTCTTTGCGGAAGAACGGTTGATACCAAGATCACCTGCAAACTGATTTATTCTTGGTCCGGCCATTTCTTTCCCCAGTTAATGATCTCATCTATGGTACGCCCACAGCCAATACATCTTACACGTTCTTTGTCTAAGACACAAACACCTACGCAAGGGCTAGTCTTTTTTGTGCTCATGACCCATCCAAATCCCAAAGACGCCAGTCATGACGCCCATAACAACGCTAACAAAAGCCGACTGCTGTGAGCTAGGCTCCGGCAAAGCCATAAACCACTCAGCACAGCGCCACGACATTAGGGTACTCATCAACATCATAAAGCGCGGAAGGATCTTCCATTTAAGAAAAGTCTCAACACTCACTTTGTTAAGCCCTTGGCCTTTTCAAAGCTACGCATTCCACCAAGCCCGAGCATGCCAAGTAAGACAGTCATCAGACTATCCATATCAAACTGAGGGTAAGCCACTGGCTCAACACCCATATATGCAGTTACTACATCCATAGTCGGGAAGACTAAGAAGTGAGCGAACAAGGCCAAGCTACAGCACCAGCCCACACTTGGGCGCCAACCCGCCACAAAAATATTCCGTGACTTGGCTTCTTCAGCATTGATAGCCAACTGACCCTTGGCAAGCTCCTGTGCATGCCGCTCCGCCATAGTGGCAATCTCATGCGCCAGCTTATTCTTCTGGTCTTTGTCCTCGACGAACTTACCAATCAATTCGGTCGCCGGACCAATTAACGCTTGTAACATTTTTCACTCCGATTCTTTTCGGCTTGCTCTTTAGTCGTGCGGTTGTGCATATCCCACATAATCACTGTCCACGGTTCCTATCACGAGCTAACTCAGCCTGCGTATTAATACGATACACATTCACATCGTTACGCTGATTTGCTACATCCATCTGTGCGTTCAAACGCTCCATAGCCAACTCCATCTGCTGCTGCATCTTGGCTTGATCTATTTGGTAGTCCATCTGATCGTTCTGCATCTTGCGCTGAATCTCAGCAGTATCGTTCTGCAACTCCTGCTGCCGGATCTGTACAAGTGGATCTGGTTGCTGCGGTGGCATCAATAGTGGTGCCAACTGCTCAAGTGTTTCAGCAATCTGCTGGGCAATCATCGCATCAATCACAGTCGGATCGATCTGAGGAACTGGCTCACCAGCCATCTGCGCCTCGTCTACACCCTTCTTCAGTACAGCTTCTACAATGTCACGCGCAAACAAAGCTACATGCTCCTGAACGTGCGCTTGCAAAATACCAAAAGCTTGCGGGTTGGCCTGAATGGCAGGAGACTGAATCAACGACGCATGCACACGAATGTGGGCGCGATGATCTTGCTCCTTGAACGCCTGACTCGGCATACCCTTCAAGGCATTCGAGTTCTCCATTGCCGGATCCAAAGCCTGTGGTGGCTGCGGTGCCGGTAGAATTGCATCGATGTTTTTAACATCCAGCGCATCATACATCCGACGATAGGCTTCGTACAGGTTGTGCATCTGCGGCGCGGCCTGTGCAAGCTGCAACTGTGTCTGTGCCAGTGACAGGCGCTGCGCCATAGAAAAGATTGACGGGTCAGAGACTGGGAGAATATCTACACGCCCGTCAAAGTCCTGCGCCATAATCTGCGGGTTGATGTTCGGCCCGATCTGATAAGGATACGGCACTGGGTTATTAGCAAAGATCTCCGCCAACATACGGAACTCAGCTTTCTGAGCGTAATGCAGGCGCTTATGAATGCTTGAGATTACTTTAGATCCCTGCTCGATAAGTGCCACTGTAGTTCCCACGGGAGCTTGTGAGTTGACATCTGCGACCTTTGTGTCCGCAACCTGTGCAAATCGTCTGCCCGAATCAACGACCACCCCGAGTAGCTGACCCAGCGTTGCAGAAGGCTCCTTGTACGGGAGCGGCATAAGAGCATTGCGAATATCACCGCCGGGAACATCAAGATCGCGGAACTCACCCGGGTTAACAGGCTCATCGTCATTTCTAATACGAACGCCCCGTGCCTTAAAGCCGCCCGGTAGATTCGATAACGTGCCAGCGTCGATAAGCTGGCGGAGAATAGATGTCGCAGCACGGCTCAACCCTCCAATCATGTGCAACAAACCGAAGCCATAGAAACCAAAGCCCGGCAAAAACTTGTAGTGAACAAAGAAATCACGCTTGCGACGAAGCGGATCCTGCTCACGATAGTTCCGTACTAACGAGAGAATCTGTCCCGAATCAGCGTCCATAGTGACGATATACGGCAAGCGGATACCCGTAGGCTCACCCATCTCATCCAGATCCTCAAATCCCTCAAGGTCAAGATCAACGTGGACTTCATATATAGTATAAAGCTCGTCACTGTATCCCGGACGGAGTCCCTGAATTTCGTCAGTCTTGCTTCTAATTGTTGTGTCAGACTCGTCATCTTCTGATGGAGATAGGTCAACATCACGATATACACCTCCTACCTGTAACTTACGGATTTCATTTTCGCTCATACGAACGACATGTGTGTAACGCTCCGCTGTACGCAGATCTGATGCAGCATACGGCACAATCAAATCTTCAGCCGGAACAAACTTAGACACAGCACGTTGCCGTGTCGGATCAAAATAAACTTTCTTGAATGTAGAACCAGTGATCGGCAAATAGAACAACATCTGATCTGTGTCCTGATCAAACTCTTCCATCACCTCCGTGATCTGATAGTTCATGAAGTCCTTGACACGCTGGGCCTGATCCTCAACCTCTTTGCTCTGCTGCCCTATAATCTGCGTCTTTACAGGACCACCCGGCGGCAACATCTCTTTGTAAGCCTGCGCCTGAAACTGCGTTACAGCCTC